GTAGTGATATCCAGAAAATTCCAGTTTCGCCGAAGTGCGCTACTGGAACTTTCTCGGAGATGGAATTAGTTGTGAAGAAGAATATTTACAAACTGTCTTGTGTTTGGAAGAGTGATGGAAAAACTCGTTTTAATTATGTTATTCCTATGAAAAACGATGTTTTATTGATTCCAAGTCACAGTATTCCAAAGGACGGTGGTATTTCGACTATTTATATGCGAAATAACCGTGTTGTGCGTTCTTCAGTTAATGCGCAAAATACTTATAAAATTCCTGATACGGATTTAGCCTTATGGTATTGTCCAGAATTTGGACCATCTAAGGATTTGACTAAGTATTTGCCCATTGCGTATCCGGAACGCGATTTCTTTGCTACTATGGTGCATTTTGTTGAAGATGCTCCAGTTACCACTACGTGGTTCATTGCCAGTCCAGGAGTATTGGATACTACTCAGGGTGGAGTATTCAAGGGATTTAAATATTCTTTGGATTTTCCAACATATGATGGACTGTGCATGGCTCCTATTCTTGGAGAAGCTCCCTTACCTTTCATTGCCGGCTTTCATTTGGCCGGAAAAGGAAATAAGGGAGGTTGTGGGCGATTGACGCAGGCAGATTTTGATTCTGCTTTGTGTGCGTTAGAATCGCGCCCCCACATTTTGACTTCGCATTCGCGGACTAACTTTGACACTGTTGTTATGGGTGTTGATGTTGGACCGTTGCGTGCACCTCAGGAAGATTCTGTTGTGCTCAAAATGGATCAGGGGCCAAACATGTTGGTCTTAGGTGAGACCAGTTTGCCACGCGGCCGCTTTTATTCTGCAGTTAGAACACATCTTATTTCAAAAGATGTTGCAGAAATTATGGCCTTACCTAAAATACATGGAAAACCTTACCAAATGGAAGATCCTATTCATTGGGAGGTTGATTTGGACAATAAGTGTCATACAGCTTTTGCTTTCGAAGATGAGTTCGTAGCCAAGGCAGTTATTGATTATGACACTAGCGTTCAATCGTATTTTAGGCAGCATCCTGAGAAATTATCCGAGGTAGGGAAAATTTCTGATGATGCTAACCTTGCTGGGATTGATGGCGTTGCGTATTTAAATGCTATTAATCTTAAAACTTCCAAAGGTTTTCCAACCGGCGGTAGTAAAACTTCTGTTATTCGACGTACTGAGCGATACGTTCAAGGAATCTCTGATCCTTTGGATATGGATCCGGAGTATTGGGCAGAAGTAGCAAGGATGGAGGATATTTTGAAGC